TTCATCCCCGGCATGGGCGGCGGCTTCGGCGCCGAGACCGGCTTCGAGGCCGACAACCGCATCAAGAGCATCACCGCGGCGTGCGATTCCGACCCGATGGACAAGTGCTACGCCGACGACGAGCGGGTGCACAACGAGCCCGGCAATCGTTCCGATGTGGTCAACGGCAAGGGCATCACCGCGGCCTGCGATTCCGACCGGATGACCGAGACCATGCCCGGTCCCGAACCCGACCGCGACGACTAAAGGAGGGCCCATGGCCACTGCTGAACCCCGCAAGCTCAACCGCCAGAAGACCTTTGGCGAGATCTACGGCGAGCTGCCCAACCTTGCCCGCTACGAGCAGGACGGCATCCAGTTCGACGCGCAGGGGCGCGAGGTCAAGCCCTTGCACGAAGTCGAGGAAGCGCTCGCCGCCGAGGCCCGCTCGAAGGAGATCGAGGCCGAGGTGAAGTTCAACGCCGAAGTCGAGAAGCGCGTCGCCGAGCGGCTGAAGGAAAAGGCCAAGTAATGGTCTGGCGCATTTCCGACCCGCAGGGCGACGAAGCGGCCAAGTGCAAGTACGACATCGTGCGCTACACCCGCGGCATCGGCATGGACGTCGGCTGCGGCCCGGCCAAGGCGTTCCGGCACATGATCGGCGTCGACAACAAGAAGGACGTCGAGCTGTTCGGGATCTCCATGACCGTCGACCTGGTGGTGCCCGACGCCACCAAGTTGAGTGAGCACGTCGAGCCATTGAGCCTGCCGTACGTGTTTTCCAGCCACCTGCTGGAACACGTCGAGGACTTCGCCGCGTGTCTCGCCGACTGGTGGAGCTGCATCAAGGACGACGGCTACCTGATCGTCTACCTGCCGCACAAGGAGCTGTATCCGAACATCGGCATTGCCGGCAGCAACCCCGACCACAAGCACGACTTCCTGCCCTACGACATCACGCGCGCGATGCACGCCATCGGCTGCTGGGATCTCATCGTGAACGAGACCCGCGACCAGGGGCGGGAATACTCCTTCCTGCAGGTGTACCAGAAGAAGGCGAGCGGGCAGGCCTATAGCCACGTTAAACCGCGCCCGCAGAAGAGCGTGTGCGTGATCCGCCACGGCGGCATCGGCGACCAGATGCAGGCCGCCTACCTGCTGCCGCAGCTGAAGCGCGAGGGCTACCACGTCACCGTGCTCACCACCGAGGCGGGGCGCAAGCCGATCCTGCACGATCCGCACGTCGATGACTGGTATCTCGTTGACGTCGACCAGGTGCCCAACCACGAGCTCGGCCTCTACTGGAAGTCGCTGGCGAAATACTACGACCGGGTGGTGAACCTCAACGAGAGCGTCGAGGGCGCCTGGCTGGCGCTGCCGGGCCGCATCCAGCACCTGTGGCCGCACGCCGTGCGCCACAAGCACCTCAACCAGAATTACGCCGAGCATGCGGCAGCGCTGGCCGAGATCCCGTTCGTGGCCGAGGGCCGGTTCTACGCCACCGCCGAGGAATACGCCTGGGCCGACGACTTTCTGGCGCTGGCCAAGGAGCGCGCCTTCGGCACGCCGCGGATGTTCGAGCGCGACGACGCCTACTACGTGCTGTTCGCCTGCGCCGGATCGAGCCCGCACAAGTTCAACAACCACCAGGACGAAGTGGTGCGCGAGATCCTCGCGCGGCTGACGCGCGCGATCGTCATCTTCGTCGGCGACTATGCCGCCAAGTTGCTCGAGCAGGGCTGGGAAGCCGAGACCCGGGTGGTGTGCGGCTGCGGCGTGCTCGACGTGCGCCAGACGCTGACGCTCGCCTCGCGCGTGCACTGCGTGGTGGGGCCGGAAACCGGGGTGCTGAACAGCGTCTGCTACGACCCGCAGGTGAAGAAGGTGGTGCTGCTGTCGCATTCGTCGGAGGAAAACCTCACCAAGCACTGGGCCAACACCAGCGCCATCCGCGGCGTGGCGCCGTGCTGGCCGTGCCACCAGCTGCACTACAACAACGACTACTGCCCGCGCGACGAGGAAACCCGCACCGCTTTATGCCAGTTCAACATGCGCACGCCCGACATTTACGCGCCGATCGACGCCGACTACACCGGCTGGGCGCGCGTCAAGCTGCTGCAGGTGGCGTAGATGGACGTGAGCCAGCTGATCGCGCTGTTCCGGGCCGAGGCCAAGGACCAGAAGAAGCCGTACCTGTGGCAGGACGTCGAGCTCATCACCTACGCCGGCGAGGCCGAGTACGAGGCGGCGCGGCGCACCCGCTGCCTGTTCGACTTCTCCACCCCGGCGATCTGCGCGGTCGCCGTCACGGCCAACCAGCCGCTCTATAAGCTGGATCCGCGGGTGCTGTTCGTGCGCCGGCTGAAGCTCTCGCTGCAGCCGCACATCCTGCCGAAGTGCGACCAGCGCGACCTCGACACGCTGTACTGGGGCTGGGAGGAAATGCCGGCCAGCTACCCGTGCACGTGGTTCGCACCCAACTTCCGCCACATCCGGCTGGTACCCGCACCCAACCTGGACCAAGTGATGAACCTGCAGGTGGTGCGGCTGCCGCTCGACCGGCTGACCGGCCTCGGCGACGAGCCGGAGATCGATGAGCGCTGGCACGACGGCCTGGTGCACTGGATGCTCTACCGCGCCTACGGCAAGCAGGACAGCCAGAGCAACGATCCGCAGAAGGCCGCCACCGCGCTGGCCCAGTACGAAAACGTGTTCGGCAAGATCTCCAACGCCCGCGACGAGGTGTGGCTCGCCGAGAAACACGGCATGGACGAATACGAAGGGGGCTACTGATGGCCGCGGCCACTTACAACATTGCGATCGAGCAGGGCGCGACGTTCCGCTTCCCCAACTTTCGCTTCGGCACCGAGCTGCAGGACGAGGACGGCGAGCCGATCCTCGACGGCGACGGCAACCGGCAGATCGACGTTGGCCGCGATTTCACCGGCTGCACCTTCAAGCTCACCATGCGCAAGAGCAAGAAGACCACCGCCGAGGAGATTTTCACCGTCACCAGCGAAGACACGGACGGCGGGATCTCCGCCGACGACGATGGCAACGTCAGCATCATCGTGCCCGACGAGCGCACCGACGCCGCGGCCAAGGGCGGCTACTACGACCTCAAGTGCTACAACCCGGATGGCACCGAGGACCGGCTGGTGGAGGGCCAAGTCGCGGTCGATCCGGCCGTAACGCTCGACAGCTGACATGAGCACGCTCCTCGTCGTCGAGGAGGCACCGCCGCCCACCGTGGTGGTCCCGGCGGCCGGTTCGGTGGTGGTGGTCGCGGCGCCGCCGCAGCTCGTCGTCATCACCGAGAAGCTAGGCCCGCCCACCGTTGCCATCATCGAGACCGAGCGCGGCCCGACCGGCTTTCAGGGTGCGCAGGGGGCGGGCGGTGCGCAAGGCTCGCAGGGCGTCGCCGGCAGCAACGGCGCGCAAGGGGTGCAGGGCAGTGCCGGCGCGCCCGGGGTGCAGGGCGCCCAAGGACCGCAGGGCAGCGTTGGCGGAGCGGGTGCGCAGGGGGTCGCCGGGGGCACCGGCGCGCAAGGTACTCAGGGCGTTCAAGGCGGCGCCGGCGCACAAGGCGGCGCCGGGGTACAGGGGGCACAGGGCAGCAGCGGCAGCGCCGGGGTGCAGGGCAGCCAAGGCCAAACCGGCGCGCAGGGCTTCCAAGGCAATACCGGCGTTAGCGGCAGCCAAGGCCCGCAGGGCTTCCAGGGCAGCGCCGGCGCGATCGGCCCGTCGGTGCTCAACTACCGCGGCACGTGGAACAGCGGCACCGCCTACGTCGCCAACGATTGGGTTGTCTACAACGAGATCTCCTACGTTGGCCTGACCAGCAACACCGCCGCCCAGCCCGATACCCACCCGGCCGACTGGGCGCTGCTGTACTTCAATGCGCCGACCGGCGCGCAGGGACCGCAGGGCGTGCCCGGCGTGCAGGGACCGCTCGGCAATCAGGGCGTGCAGGGCGCCACCGGCGTGCAGGGACCGCAGGGCGAAGTGGGTCCGCAGGGTGCGGATTCCGAAGTCGCCGGTGCGCCGGGCCCGCAAGGCGGCAGTGGGCCGCAGGGCGCACAGGGCAGTGACGGCCCCCAAGGCGCGCAGGGGAGCTTCGGGGGCGCCGGGGTGCAGGGCGCGCAGGGCGCGGCCGGGGCCCAAGGCAATGCCGGCAGCAACGGCACGGCGGGCAGTCAGGGGTCGCAGGGCACGCAGGGCCCGGCGGGGGTCTCCGGGCTCGACTACAAGGGCGCGTGGAGTCCGACCACCGCTTACGTCCCGCGCGATCTGGTCACCTACTTAGGCTCGGGCTACGTCAACCAGCTCGCCAGTCTCGGCACGCCGCCGACTGCCGGCACCGACAACGATAACTGGTCGCTGCTGGTGCTGCAGGGGGCACCGGGCGGGCAGGGTCCGCAGGGTGCCACCGGCGTCGGGGTGCAGGGTCCGCAAGGTGCGACCGGCGCGGGCGCGCAGGGTGCGCAAGGCGCCACTGGGGTGCAGGGTCCACAGGGCCTGCGCGGCACCCAAGGGGTCACCGGGGCACAGGGGGCGACCGGCGCCACCGGAGCGCAGGGGCCCAAGGGCAACAAGGGCGACAAGGGCAACGACGGCCCGCAGGGGCGCGCTGGCGATGATGGCGCCCAAGGCCCGCGCGGCTTCCAAGGCGCGGTCGGGGCGCAGGGCGTACAGGGGGCGCAGGGCGTGCAGGGCCTGCGCGGGGTGCAGGGCACGGCCGGCGCGGCGGGTGCGCAGGGTGCGCAGGGCAGTCCCGGGCGCTTCACCATCGCCGCCACTCCGCCGTCGTCACCCACGGCCGGCGATGTCTGGTGGGACTCCGACGACGGCACCAGCTACATCTACTACAACGACGGCTCGAGCTCGCAGTGGGTGGCGTTCATCGGCGCGCAGGGCCCACAGGGTGCAGCGGGTGGCGGGGTTGGCGGTGGCGCGCAGGGCGCGCAAGGTGCACAAGGCGCCGCCGGGGCGCAAGGGACCACCGGCGCGCAGGGCGCGCAAGGTGCTGCGGGTGCACAGGGTGCACAGGGCGCGACCGGCAGCGGTGCACAGGGTGCACAGGGCGCCGCCGGTGGCACTGGGGCCCAGGGAGCGGCGGGCGCGCAGGGTGCCGCGGGTGCACAAGGTGCGCAAGGCGCCGCGGGAGCGCAAGGGGCGCAGGGTGCGACGGGTGGCGCAGGCCCGCAGGGCACCCAAGGGGTACAGGGCAGCACCGGCGCGCAGGGTGATGTCGGCGAGACCGGCGCGCAAGGCGACGTGGGCGAGACCGGCGCACAGGGTGATACCGGGGCCACCGGAGCGCAGGGCACGCAAGGCTTCCAAGGGGCCACCGGCTCGACCGGGGGCGCTGGTCCGCAGGGCACGCAGGGGTTCCAAGGCGTGCAAGGCGCCACCGGCAGCACGGGTGGCGCTGGTCCGCAAGGGACGCAGGGCTTTCAAGGTACGACCGGCTCGACCGGCGGGACGGGGCCGCAGGGTCCGCAGGGGGATGCCGGCGCCACTGGCGGGGCGGGGCCGCAGGGCACCCAAGGCTTCCAAGGGGTGCAGGGTGCCACCGGCACCACCGGCGGCACCGGGCCACAAGGGACGCAGGGTTTCCAAGGCACTGCCGGCAGCACTGGCGGCACCGGCCCGCAGGGCAATCAGGGCTTCCAAGGCACTGCCGGCAGCACCGGCACACAGGGGCCGCAGGGCTTTCAGGGCACCCAAGGCGCGCTCGGCACCGGCCGCTTCACCATTGCGACGACGCCACCCGGTTCGCCAACCGCCGGGGACGTGTGGTGGGACTCCGACGATGGCTCGTCGTACATTTACTACAACGACGGCAACACCAGTCAGTGGGTGGCCTTTGTAGGCGCACTGGGTCCGCAGGGGTCACAGGGCAATCAGGGCGACGTTGGCAGCAGCGGGGCCCAAGGCTTCCAAGGCGCCTCCGTCACCGGGGCACAGGGCACGCAAGGCACGCAAGGGCCGCAGGGCACTACCGTGCTCACCGCCGTGGCCGGCGCGCAGTCGGTCACCTCGACCACGCTGGTCGACATCAGCGGCATGACGCTGCCGCTGACCAGCGGCACGTGGTGGTTTGAAGCCCGCGTGCACGGGCAGGCCGGCACCGGCACCGCCGGGGCGCAGTTCGGCGTGCAGTACAGCGGCACCATGACCTCGATGGACGCCAACTGCCTCGGCCAGACCACCGGCGTGGCGTTCGCCGCGGCCACCCGCATGACCGCCAAGAACACCGCCTCGGTGGTGGTGATGACCACCTCGGCGGCCGAGTGCGTGGTGATGATCAGCGGCCAGATCATCGTGTCCACCTCGGGCAACATCACCCTGCAGGGGCTGAAGGTGACGTCGCAGACCCTCACCATTCGCGCCGGCTCGTGGATCACCGCGGTGAAGGTCGCGTAACCGGGAACCCCTATGGCGCTCGACTTTCCTTCCAGCCCCACCAACGGCCAGCAGTACACCAGCGGCGGGGTGACGTGGACCTACAACAGCGCCGAGACCAAGTGGACCGGCGGCACGCCTATCGCCACCGTGGGCGGCGCCGATACGCAGATCCAGTACAACGCTTCCGGCGCGTTCGCCGGCGATTCCCGGCTCACCTTCGATGCCACCAACAAGGTCGCCAAGGGCCAGTTCAGCGCCGACAGCAGCGCCATCAACGCGCAGACCGGCACCAGCTACACCCTGCTGGCGACCGACAACGGCAAGATCGTGACGCTCAACAACGCCGCGGCGGTCACCGTGACGGTGCCGGCGAGCCTCGGCGCGGGCTTCACCTGCATCCTGATCCAGCTTGGCGCGGGACAGGTGAGCGTCACCGGCAGCGGCACCACGGTAAACCCGACCGCGACCCCCAAGCTCAACGGCCAGTTCGCCGCCGGCTCGCTGATCGCCTACGCCAGCAACACCTTCTGCCTGCTCGGCAACCTCACCGCATGATCGTCATCGCCAGCATGCGCGCGGTGTTCTCGGCCGCAGCGGCACCACCGGCACCGCCGGTATCACTTAGCGCCGGACAGCGGCAGCTGCCGACCGGCCCGTTCATCAACCAGACCGACACCGCCAAGCACGCGCAAACGGCGGAGGGTTACGTGGACGTGAAATAAATGGCCATCATTTACGTGCGCTCAACCGATGGCAGCGACGCCGACAACGGCTCGACGTGGGCGCTGGCCAAGGCAACGCTGGCCGGGGCCGGCGCGATCGACGCCGCCGGCGACACCATCTACCTGTCACAGGCGCACGCGGAAAGCACCTCCGGCACGATCTCCCTCGGCTTGGCGGGTACGGCCACTGCGCCGACCAAGATCATCGGTGCCAACGACAGCGCGGCGCCGCCCACCGCCGTGTCGGTGCTGCCGACCATCACCGGGACCGGCGCCGGCGGCGCGATGGGCTTGAATTCCGGGGCGGTGCACTGGTACGGCATCAACTTCATCGGCGGCACCGCCGCCAGCAGCTACACCATCAGCCTCGGCACCACGCTGCCCAGCCGCTTCGAGCGCTGCAGCTTCACCGCCATCGGCAACACCGATGCGGAATTCGCCGTCGCCGGCGGCACCTCGACCAAGCTGCTATTCGAGAGCTGCGACTTCAAGCTCGCCACCACCACGCAGCTGGTGATGACCGTCGCCGGGCGGGTCGATATACGCGGCGGGTCGGTGCTGGTTGGCAGCTCGGCGATCACGCGCGGGTTCGATTTCTCCACCCTCGGCGTGCTGCAGGTGGAGGCCTTCGACTTCACCAACTGCGCGGCGGCGTTCGATCTGTGCAAGGCGCCGGCCAGCGCCACCATTCCGTATCGGGCGCGCTTCATCGACTGCAAGCTGCCCGCATCGTGGTCAGGCTCGCCGGTCACCGGCACGCCGAATCCCGGCGCGATGGTGGAAATGATCAACTGCAGCGCCGGGTCGACCAATTACGCCTACTGGCGCAAGACGCACGCCGGCGAGATCAAGCACGAGTCGGTGATCGTGCGCAGCTCCGGGGCCTCGGATGGGGTCACGCCGCTGTCGTGGAAGATGACCTCCAACGCCAATGCGCTATACCCGTACAACGGGCTGGAGAGTCAGGAGATCCTGCTGTGGAACGACAACACCGGCAGCAGCAAGACCGCCACGGTGGAGGTCGTCACCGACAACGTGACGCTGACCGATGCCGAGGCCTTCATCGAGCTGCAGTATCTTGGCAGCTCCGCCACGCCGCTGGCCACCCGCATCAATGACGCCAAGGCCGACTTCGCCGCCACCGCCGCCAGCCAGACCTCGAGCTCGGTGACGTGGACCACTACCGGGCTCACCACGCCGGTGAAGCAGAAGCTCGCCGTCACTTTCACGCCGCAGATGAAGGGCTACCTGATCGCCCGCATCATTCTGTGCAAGGCCTCCACCACCATGTACGTTGACCCGCTGATCACCATCACATGAAATTCAGCATCTTTACTCCCACTCACGACACCCGGTTTCTGGCCGAAACCTACGCCTCGCTCAAGCACCAGAGCTATGCCGACTGGGAGTGGGTGATCGCGCTCAATAACGGCGCCACGCTGCCGAAGGGCATCAAGGGCCCGCGGGTGCGCGCGCTGCGCGCGCCGGGCGACCTCACGGGTGTAGGAGCGCTCAAGCGCTTCGCCTGCGGCGAATGCAAGGGCGAGTATCTGGTCGAGCTCGATCACGACGATCTCTTAGCCTCGCGGGCGTTGGAAAAAATCGCCGCCACCGAGGCCGATTTCATCTACTCCGACGCGGCCAATTTCCGCAGCAATGGCGAGAACGAGCTGTTCGGCACGGCCTTCGGCTGGGAGCACTACCAAGCCGAGGTGGACGGGCGCACGCTGGCGGTCAACCGCAGCTTCGAGCCGGATGCGTCGAGCCTGCGCGAGATCTTCTACGCGCCCAATCACGTGCGGGTGTGGAGCCGCGAGCTGTACGAGAAAGTCGGCGGGCATGACCCGACGCTGCCGGTGTGCGACGACTTCGATCTATTGCTGCGCAGCTACATGGCCGGCGCGCGCTTCCAGCACATCCCCGAATGCCTCTATCTGTACCGGCTGCGCGACGACGGCAACAACACGTGGGTCAAGCACAACGCGGCGATCCAGCACAAGCAGGCCGAGTTGAGCCAGCGCTATACCCACCCGCTGGTGCATGAATGGTGCCGGCGGCGCGATCTGAAGAAGCTCGACCTGGGCGGCGGCACCGGCTGCCCGGAGGGCTTCATTCCGCTGGATCTGGCCACTGGCTGCGACTTGCGCCAGCCGTGGACGTTTGCCGACTCCTCGATCGGCTGCATCCGCGCCTACGACTTCTTGGAGCACGTGCCGCATTGCCGCGACGGCAGCTGCACCCACCAGCCGCCGTTCTGCAGCGTGGGCCTGATGAACGAGATCCACCGGGTGCTGGTGCCGGGCGGCTGGCTGTTGAGCGCCACTCCATCGACCGATGGCCGCGGCGCGTTTCAAGATCCGACCCACTGCAGCTTCTGGAATCCCAACTCGTTCTGGTACTACACGCGGCGGCTGCAGCAGGCCTACGTGCCCGGCATCACCGCGCGCTTCCAGGCGGCGCGGCTGTGGCAGGAATACCCGTCCGAGTTCCACCAGCAGCACCACCTGCTGTACGTGTTCGCCGATCTGGTGGCGCTCAAAGGCCAGCGCCAGCCCGGCCTGGTGGAGATCTGAATGTTCGTACCCGTTCCCACTTTCAAGGGCTTGAACAACGTAACCGATCCACTCAAGCTCGACTGGAGCAACCTGACCCGCGCCGATAACGTCGAGATCACCGACGAGGGCACCCTCCAGCGCGCGCACGGCTACAGCGCGACCGGCTACGTGGCGAGTGCGATCGCTGGGGCCTACGCCACCGAAGACTTCCAGCGCATGTACGTGATCGATGGCGGCGAGTTACGTGCACTCAACCCCGGCATGGGCAGCTACGCGGTGCTGGCCACTGGCCTGGCGAGCGCGCCGGCGTACTTCGCCGAGGCCAACGGGCAGGTGTTTTTCAGCAACGGCACCGATTACGGCTGGATCGTCGGCAACGAGTACCGCAGCTGGGCGCTGCCGCTGCCGGCCATGCCGGGCTGCGGCGTCAGCAGCGGCAGCTTGGTGGGCGGGCGCTACCGGGTGACGTGCACCTTCACCGCCGCGGACGGGCGCGAGAGCGGCAACGGCGACGTGGCGGTGCTCGAGCTCGCCGATGGCAGCGCCGTCAACATCAGCGCGCCGCAGGCGGCCGGCTACACCACCAGCATCTACGTCACGCGCAAGGACGGGACGGTGTTCTACCTGCTGGCGCAGGGGGCCAA